TGAGCTGCTAGTTCAGTCGGAAGGCAATGACGCCCGTGAGTTTCTCCGCGCCGCCCGCCGCCCCAAGCCACCGAGCTTGAAGGAGCAGGCGTTGGCAGCATTGCAGGAAGCTGCACATATGGCTGACGACATTCCTCCACAAGGAATCTGCAGTGACCAGATTGACATCATCCGCCGCGCACTGGAGGCCCTCAATGACTGACTACCGAGCACTGTGCGCCCGCATGGCTGATGAGCTGGATCATTACCGCCAGCTCTTGATGGATGATCGCCGCGAGACTCATGCGTTGGCGGCTGAAGCCCGCGCCGCCCTAGCCCAGCCCGAGCCGGTGGCGCCGACAGACGAGGAGATCATGGAGCTTATGCCGCAGCAAATGCGTGATGACCTGGCCACCGCAGCCCGCGCCCTGGCCGGCTTTGACCGCACCAACGTCAAAGCCGCCGCTGCCTACCGCATTGTCCTCAACCGCCACGCCGTAGACCACGTTCGTGCTGCTCTCGCTAAGTGGGGCCACCAATGACCAGTAACACTCGCGCCGACCGCATACTTGACGAGTTCACCGAGGGCGCTTACCACGGGGGCCGCCACACCAGCATCCGCCACGGCCTCGCCGCCGTGCTGCGTCACATCGCCGACACCGATGCTCGATTCGGTGTCATGGAGAGCTGGTACGCCGTTCCAGTTCGCACGCTCGAAGACCTAGCCGACGCGCTAGAGCGACAATGAACTGCCCAATCTGCGGCGCAATCACACGCATCCACAGCACAGAAACCAAGAGTGACATCATTCACCGCTGGCGTCGCTGCTCTAGCTGCCCCCATCGATTTCGCACCCTGGCCCTACCCAGCAGCCCCAAAAACGAATCCATATACACTGGCCCAGGGTGCTATCCAGCCGGCCCTGACCACTCAAACGCTGTCTTTACGGCTGACAACATCCGCGCAATCCGCAAAGAACACGCAACAGGCTCCTCATTTACTGCCTTGAGCCTGAAATATGGCGTGTACCCGTACACGATCCAAAAAATCTGCCTGCGTAAATCCTACAAGCATGTGAACTAATGACTACTGTCCCCACGCTCTACACCTACAAGGTCAATCAAGTGCTGCGCGTCATCGACGGCGACACGATGATCGTCAGCATCGACCTCGGCTTCAACCTTGCCCTGACCCAAACCATCCGCGTCAAGGGCATCAACGCACCCGAAGCCCGCACCACCGACCTCGAAGAGAAAGCCCGAGGCCAAGCCGCCAAAGCCTTTGCCGAAACCTGGCTCCAAGGCAAGCGCCTCCTGATCAAAACCACCAAGGACGACAAGTACGGCCGGATGCTGGGTGACTTCATCTGCACCGAGACCGGCGCCACCTTCGCCGAAGCCATGCTCGTCGCCAACCACGCCGGCGTCTACGGATGACCCTCGAGCAGCTCACCCCCCTTCAGATCGCCAACGCCAACCGCCCCACCAACTGCTCCACTTGCGGCGCCCGCGAGGTCCGCGTCATCGAAACCCGCGCCAACAACCAGGCCATCCGCCGCCGCAAAGAGTGCCTCGCCTGCAAACACCGCGAGACCACCTACGAAATCAGCCAGGCGCAGTACAACCAACTCCAAACCCTCGACAAACTGCGCGCCGTCCTCCTAGGCACCGACACCCCTCCCCCCACACCCAAGCTCAGCTGCTTCAACTGCACTCACTGGAGCCGCGGCGCCTGCGCCATGGACTTCCCCGAGGCCGGCGGCACCTTCGCCAACGAGTGCTCCTGCTACTCACCGGGCGCCTAGTACTGCTGCACTAGCCCCCTTCAATTCACCCAGTACTTTTACCCTATACTCTGAACCTATAACACCCAAAACGCCCCGTGGTTGATCGCATCTACGGCTCCGATGGCCTCAACGAACGGCAGCGCATTGCTGCCAACTACTTAGCGCGCGGCACCACCATCCGCGAAACAGCTCGCAAGATCGGCGTCAGCGAAAAATCCGTTTATTCCTGGCGTCAACGCACCGCCGTCCAACAGGCCATCGCCCGCATCCAGCAGGAGCTCCTCTCCGAGACCGGGGGGATGAACATCAGTACTATCCCCGACGCCATTAAGCTCCTCGACTCCATCATCAACGACACCGAAGCGCGCAATACTGACCGAATCGCCGCCGCCCGCACCCTGATGAGCGGCGCCCAGGCCTACCAGGAGCGCAAGATCCTCGAGCGCCAGATCAACGACCTCGAGCGCCAGCTCCTTCGCTTCACCGCCACCCAAAACGCCGCCACCAACGCCACCCCCATCGACCCCACCGAGGACGACGAACTACTCCTCGACGCCGCCGACGACGACTCTCTACTGCTGAACATCCTCGACTCCGACTGACTCGGCGCAATGTCCTCTGTCTCTTCGCTCCGCCGCCGCGTCGAACGCCTCCAGCTCGAGCTTGCCCAACGCAAAGCCCGCGCCGCCACCTACGAGTCCCACGGCCCGATCTCCACCCTGCCCACGGTGGACAACTGGCCCGCCTTTGCGCAGCGCACCTGGATCCGCACCAGCGGCACCGTCGCCCGCTTCGACCCCTACAGCTACCAGGTCGACCTGATCAACTCGATCAACGCCCACCCCAACACCATCGTCAACAAGTCACGGCAAACCGGCGTCTCCGAGACCGTCTGCTCCTACCTCCTCAACCGCGCCCTCACCGAGCGCGGCTTCGCCGCCGTCATCTTCAGCAAAACCCAGTCCGACGCCTCCGAGCTGGGCCGGCGCGTCCGCGCCATGGCCAACAGCCTGCGCGGCGAGCAAGTCCGCTACCTGACGGACTCCACCACGCAGCTCGCCTTCGAAGGGCGCGGCACTCTCTACTTCCTCCCCGCTTCGCCGCGCGCAGCGCGGGGCATCCCCAGCTGCTCCGTCCTGTTCATGGACGAAGCCGCCTTCCTCGAGGGCGCCGCCGAGCTCGCCCGCGGCGCCATGCCCACGCTGTCCATGGTGGGCGAGGCCGCCAAGGTCATCGTCGTTTCAACCCCCGACACCGAGCTCGACTGGTTTGGCCAGCTCTGGCACGCGGACGCCGGCGACTGGAACCGCGTCGCGATCCACTACTCGCTGCACCCGATCTACGGCTGCGACCCCGACTGGGCCCGGCGCACCCGCGAGTCCCGCCGCATGACCATGGCGGCATGGAACTCCGAGTACGAGTTGCAGTTCGGTGCCACCGACACCCAGATCTATCCGAACGACCTGATAGTCCGGGCCGCCCGCGGCCACTTTCGAGAATGCGGCACGGTAAATCGCAGCTACGTCATCGGCATCGACCCCAACGCCGGGGGCGACGATTACTTCATAGCAATGGTGCTGGACATCACGCGGCAACCGTATGAGGTCGTAGGTATGTACCGCGAAAATGGTAAAAGTACCGATTACAGCTTGAAACATGTCAAAGCCTTGATAGAGGACTACATGCCACAACGCGTAATTGTAGAAAAGCAGGCTATGGGGTCCGTGATCGCCGAAGCGCTACAGCATGTACTGCCAAACTACGCCATTGAGACCTTCAATACGACCCGCTCCTCCAAAACAGTAGCCACCGACCGCATCCTCTACCTGCTCGAGCGCGACGAACTTGTCATCCCCGCCGGCATCATCTGTGACGAGCTCCGCGCCTTCCAGCACAAAGAAAGCGGCGAGCGCAAAGCTGCCGGCGGTGCACACGATGACTGCGTAATGGCGCTTGCCTTTGCCTGCTCCCTCATTCCGGAAACGCCAGCAATCGCCAGCTTCTTCGACAACATCTAATCAGCGCGCTAAGCTACCAGTAGTCCGAGCGCGCAAGTTCCGTGCCGCCTCGGGGAGCGCAGCTCAGGGGATCCCCAGCTCCTGAGCCGCTTCACTGACCCAGAGCTGAATACTGGTCTCGCGGTGCGGGGACCACCAGCTCTGCTGCCTGTACCAGTGCAACCAATCCCGCTCGCTCCCCTTAGCGCGGTTGCACCCCGCGCAACAACACACCAGGTTGGCCCAATCACTGCGCCCCCCTCTACACCGAGGGCGCACATGATCCAGCGTGTCCCCCGGACTACCGCAGTAAGCGCACAGCGACCCCCAGCTATTGAGGATCGATTCGCGGAATCTTTGCTTGGCTTGTCGCTTGGTGCATAGGAGGGACTCATCGATGTGATGGTCAACCATGCGGGGCAGCGCCGTTGCTCCAAACTACCGGCTCTAGGCGCTTTCCTTCGGCGCAGTAATGTCACACACCTCGCAATAATGTCACACACCTCGCTCGCAGCTAACACGAACCGCACTTATCTAACACAGCTCGCAGCACCTGCAACCTGTGTGACATTACTGCGACCTGTGTGAGTAACGGCTACACTTGTGTTAGCTCTACCGAGTCTGCTGCAAGCCGTGACTCTCGCCGCATCTGATACTTTCCGGAACGATGGTGCGCTAATTAACGCGCTGACAGGCCTAGGTGTGGGCAGTCGTGATAAAACAACAGCCATATCTGTCGGCTTCCAGACACTACTTGTCGAAGCAGAACTCGAATCTTTGTATACCAACGGCATCCCCCGCCGTTATGTCGACGCTATCGGCGACGAGATCCTCCGCCACCGCCCCACCATCACTTTGGGCGGCGACGCCACCGAGGACGACTCCGAAGTAGTCCGCAACTTCGAGCAATTCCTCCAGACCACGCAGTTCTTCCACGCCCTCGCCGAGGTCATCAAGCTCCAGCGTCTCTACGGTGGCGCCGGCCTGGTGCTGCTCATCGACGACGGCGGCCAACCCGACGACCCCGTCGAGCCCGCCCGCATCCGCGCCATCCGCGGCTACGTCCCCCTATCCCGCCACGAGCTGATCCCCGAGGACTTCTCGATCACGGACTACTCGCGCCCCAGCCACTACCGCATCACCACCAGCCAACGGATCACCCCCGAGCAGAACAGCAACTACGTCAACATCCGCATCCACCACACGCGCGTCGCCCGCTTCGACGGCCTGTACCTGCCCTGGAACCTGCGCTCCCGCAACACCGGCTGGGGCCAATCAGTGCTGCAGCTGATGTGGAACGCCTTCAAGCGCTACGAGACCGCCATGTCCGGCCTCGAGACCATGACGTCCGACTCCGACATCTTCGTCCACAAGATCCCTGGCCTCTTTAACCGCGTCGCCGCCGGCAACGAGAGCGACCTGCGCAAACGTCTAGAGGCCAACAACCTGAGCCGCTCCGTCTACGGCGGCATGGTCGTGGACAAGGAAGAGGAGATCAACTTCCTCAACCGCGCCCTGAGCAACATCGCCACCGCCACCGACCCCTTCATCAAGGACCTTCAGGCTTCTACCGGTTGGCCCGCGTCCATCCTGATGGGCGACTCCCCCGGCGGCCTCGGCAAGGAGGGCCGCTTCGAAGAGCGCGTCTGGTCCTCCCTGGTGGAGCAGTGGCAAGAGGTCTACTGCCGCACCCCAATCACCGAGGTCTTCACCTACATCCTGGCCAGCAAGGAAGGCCCCACCCGAGGCCGGATCCCCAAGAGCTGGACCACCCACTTCCCTTCCTGTTTCACACAGACCGACAAAGAGCGCGTCGAGATCCAACAGCAGAAGGCCCTCTCCGACGCCCAGTACATCCAACTCGGCGTTCTTAACCCCCTAGAGGTGCGTGAATCACGCTTCGCCGGCACCGAATACTCGATCGAAACAAAACTTAACGAGGCCATTACGGAACAACTCGTCGCCACCACCGACGCCCAGTTCCAGTCGCAGATGTCGGGCTACGAGGCGCAGCTGCAGGCCGCCCAAGCGCCCCCGGCCCCCGCTGAAGGCGCCCCTGCCGAGGGCATTCTCCCCACCGAGGGCGAAGAAGCCGCCGAAGCGCCGCCCCGCGGCGACGCTCTCTACGCCGACGCCGAAGGCCTGCGCATCCGCATCACTGCCCACAACGGTGACGCAGTCGCTGGCCCGCTTGTCGGCCCCGACGGCCAGCGCATAGACGCCAGCGCCTCCGCCCCGCTCCTGCTGATAGGGCCGCACCGCACCCGAGCACGAAAGCTCTACCGCGCCCGCTTCACCCTGGACGGAGCCCTCCACGACGGCCCCTATGCCACGGGCTTCAACTCGATGCGCGCCGCCAAGGCGGCCGTCCAACGCTTCTTCCCCGGTCAGAATGTCGCAGGGCTGTCCGCAGTGCCCGACACCGAGGCCGATGCCTTCCGCGCCTACAACGAGGGGTACTAACCAATGACGCAGCTCACTACCACACCCGAAGGCTTCCGCACCGCCGCGTATCTGGCTGCCCGAGCTCGTTTGGACGCCGTGCGCACCCGCAGCCGCAGCGGCAAGACCAGCCGCAACGTCGACTGCAATCCCCCCAACGTCCGCTGTGGCGGCCGCTGCATCCCGCCCTCGTGGGACTGCCGCCTCAAGGGCGAAGGCCCCGATCCACAGCTCCGCGCGGTCAAGACCGATCCGCTCAGCGGCTTCGCCAACATCCAGCGGGGCATCGGACGCATCACAAAGGGGGTGACACGAGGCAACTTCTCCGAGGTCGAGGGAGGCAAGCGCGCCATCATCCGCGGTGTGGTGAAGACCGTGCCGGGCGACATCCAGCAGAAGAAGCAGCTCAAAGCGACCCTCGAAAACCGCACCCGTGCCATCGGCATCGGCCTGGCCGTGGTGACCGGCGGCCTGGGCATGCACGCGATCCTGATGAAGTCCAACCTGTACGGGTATCGGCAGGGCTGGGGCAAGGACATCAACCAGGCCACGCGGGCAGGCGTCTCCCGTGTCCTAGACAGCATCCCGGTGCTCGGCACCCAGCGCCGCGCCACCCGGGCCGCCGTGGGCGCCAACCTCGGGGCAGCCGCCGCCCGCGCTTCCGCCCCGGCGATGAGCACCAGTGCCATCCCCGGCACCACGGTGTTGAGCGCCACCGACCGCGAAAGCCACAGTGCGTTGCGGCAATCGTTGAACAAAATCAATGGTGCGGCAAGATCCGGGGTTGCAGGCACATCCGGCAACCTCGAGAACTGGAACCAAAGGCACAGCAGCGCTTTTTGGAATGCCACTCGTAAGTCCGACATCACAGGGCCCGGTGCGCCCGCGCGCGTCAGCATCTACGCAGAGCCCACTGCGCAGGAGTACCTGGGTAAGCAATTCGGAGTGCCGCCGGGCGAGCGTAACTCTCGTTCCAGCGTCAAAGCTGTACTACAAGCCCGCTTCGACGAGGAGCGCCGCGGCCTGGTGTCCCTCGCTAGACAGCAGGGCCTCCGAGTGCGGGGTGGCCCTAACGGCGACACCATTGATAGCAAAGACATAAACGCTTTTGTCAGAGGTGTAATGCGCAGCCGCCCAATAGCAGATACTGCGGTGCGTCAAAGCGTAGAAGCTCACGTTCGTTCTGTACTTACTAAAGCGCCGAATAGCTACACCAATGAAGTGTATAACGCAAGCGTATTGAGCTTTGACACTTTCTACAAAGACACCAGCCGGGATATTCGTACGATTCCTGGCGCAGCCGCCACCACTGGCCGCCGCATCGCCCAACCGCTGACCGAAGGCAGCAATGAACTCCTGCGCAACACCAACACCTACCGCTCCACCTACCTGGCTGGCGAGATGCGCGCCCGCACCCAGATGGCGGGCCCTGCTCACTCCGAGCTCGTGCAGGCTGCCTACTACCACACCAAAGTGATGGGGGGTCTTCGCGGGCCTGGGGGCTCCGCTAGCACCTACACCATCACAGATCGTCTGGCGCTCAACGCCGCCTCCGAGCTCAGCGGCCGCTCCATTACCTCCCGCACCGAGGCCATAGGGATCATCAACCGTGAGACCGGCTTCAGCGGAGCCCGCGTAGCTACCACAGCAGCGCCCCGAACTGCAGCACCCCGCACCACCGGCCAATCCCGCCCGGCTACTCGCCAGCTTCGCTCCCGTTCTGAGCTGATCAGCACCCTCACCAAAGGCGGCCTCTCCGCGGAAGCTGCTGCTGCCGAAGCGGACCGGATTATCGCCCGTCGTGGCGACTCCTCCGACCTGCCCCCACGGGTGGCGGCCTACTTGCAGATGCGTAGCGACTTCGTTGCGGGGAAGAAAGGCCAGGGAAAGCCCTGTGGGGAGAGCCACATCCCCAAAGCGCATGAGTGCAACATCGGTAAAGGTAAAACGGCACCCCCCGAGGCCGGTAAGCGGTCAAACACCGGTGCAAAGGTGGCCGTGGCGGCTGCCCTTGTGGGTGCGGCGGCCCTTGGCGGGCGCGCAGCCTTCAAGAACCGGCAAAACATACCGATGTACAAAGGTGCCGCTAAATATGTAGACAAAGGCATTAAGACAATGTCTTCCACTAAAGTGCGGGATGCTATTAGCAAACTACCCGTCAAATTCCAAGAACCAGCCAACAAGTTAGTCGGTAAAGCTAAAGTTGGATTGGCTTTTGTTGCAGCTGACGCACAGGGTATGAAGCTGACCAAAGTCGACCCAATCAACAACTTCAGTACGTTCAAAAACCCCACAACGGGGCACGTTATGAGCGTAGGAGCAGTCGACGACACGCTTGTAACCTTTGTGTCTACTCCGAGTGGCAAAGCAGGCTCATTTGACAAGTTTGGTATTGCGTTTCAAACAGACCTTAGTTTTGACCAAAAACAAGGATTAAGCAAAGCACAAGGCTTAGGTGTTTCCAAGCAAGTTAAAGCTATGTTCGGTGCACAGCTAGACGAAATGCCCGAGAACGCGGTGCTCTTCAACAACCCCTACAAAGATGATGGCTTAGGCGACAAGCGTTCTGCTATTTACAAGCGCTTCAAGTTCACGGAGCTCCCCGACGTGCGGGGTGGCAACATGTGGGCGCTTAAAAACCAAGGTAAACTGACCAAAATCCCACCGGAGCAGGCCGCCTATGTGGCCAAGCTCATCCGGGGCGATGCCGCAGACACCCGCGTCGACCTTAAGTGCGGCAAAGGCGCTATCTCCGAGGGCGAGAAGTGCAGTAAAGGGGCAGCCACTAAAGCGGACCCTAATGCGGCAACTTCTAATCGCAAACTTGCCATAACAGCAGCGGCAGCTGGAGCTGTAGCTCTGACTGCCGCTTTAACTGCTAAAAGCTGGACACCCGCAGCTCAACGCATATTTGACAAAGCCCGCGTTGTAACACCCAAAGACGCCACCTACTTGACTGAAGGCCGTAGCGGTAAGGTCTGGCTGTCTAACGATAATAAGTTTGTAATAAAAACCAGTAAAGGAAAGGTTGATATGAAAAAGTTCACTAACGAAATGAACACGCAAAATGCACTGCATAGCGCCGGCGTTAGCGTTCCCAAGATTCACAACGTTGACGCCAAACGCGGCGTAGTAATGATGGATTACTTAAATGGTTACGCGGATTCCAGCAAGATACCCGCCGCTAATCGTGCGCCCATCCTGCGTAAGACAGTCTCAGAACTACAAAAGATGAGCGCACTCAATGTTTCCCACGGCGACCTACATCCCGGTAACATCATGGCCAAAGGCACCGATGTAAAAATAATTGACTTCGGCAATGCCGGCCCCATTGCTAAGAACGGCTTATCAGACATAAGCAACATACAACTTCAAGCTAAAGCAGCAGACCCGAAACTATTCGCTTCCATAGTTGCCAATAGGAAGCCCCTTGAAGCTAAGATCAGCAGCGGTAAAGCGCTAACACAAGACGACTTCAACTCTTTCTACACCAGACTACAACGCGACCTCAAGCAGACTTCCGCCGCCTAATGCGCCTCCTCGAGCAGTACAACGACGCCCTCCGCAGCACCGAGGATGTCTCCATCACCCAGCTCAACCGCATCCTCGACGCTTCCTTCAACCGCTTGATCCGCCGCACTCGCGTCCAGATCCGCACTCCCCGCCCGGCCGTAGATCGCAACCTATCCCTCCTCCAGGAGTTCCGCGAGCTCGTCCCCGCCTTCCGTCCCGACCGCGTCGATGGCTACGACCGTGTCCTACGCAGCTTGATGCGCAGCGCCCAGGGCAACGGCATCTCCGTAGCCCGCGACCTCACCGAGATCGTTCGCCCCGGCCGGCCGCGCATCGACGTATCAATTCCGCTTGATGCGACCGTGGCCGCCGCAGCGCAAGCCAAGGGCTACCTCCGCCGCCACGGCGAAACCTTTGCCACGACCGCCACCGAGACCGTCGCGCAAGCCATCGCCGAGGGCCGCCCCACCGACGACCTCGTGAATGACCTGCGCCTCCGCCTTGGCGTGGTCAAATCCCGTGCCGACGTAATCGCCCGCACCGAGGCGCTCCGCGCTTATGGCGACGCTTCCAATACCTACTACGCTGCTCAGGGCATTGACTTAGTAGTCTCGTACGCGACGGCAGACGATAGAACGTGCGCTATATGTAGTGCTAGAGCAGGTAAGGTGTACAAACGAATGAACATTAAAGCTCCCTACCATCCGCGCTGTCGTTGTTACCTGAGCCCTTGGGACTCCAACATAGCAGATATAGATTCGGATTACGCAGCATTTCCCGAGCAGCATCGCGCAGAAGTAGCAAAAACAGCTAAAGATCCACTGAGCGACGACTTATTGCGTTCCGTATTTGAGGCTCGAGCTCCAGTGCCTTTGCAGTAGGCATCACTGATCTTCTGCTTATAACGCCGCTACACTGGGCACAGTAATCTCGGCTGTCGAGCCATGCCTGCAACCACTGCCCGCAAAGGCTCCGCCGCCTACGAAGCAGGCATCCGCGAAGGCCGCGCCATGAGCGCCAAAGCCCGCCGCGCTCCCGAGGAGTCCGAAGAGCTCGAGAACGAAGAGGAGGAAATGGATATGGACATGGGTAAGAAACCCCACAGCCGCAAGCGCAGCTCCAAAAACGCCAACAACACCAAGGCGCCCATGGATGGCGGCATGTATGGCAAGAAGCCCATGGACGGCGAGTGCGGCTGCAAGGGCAAGAAGGGCGCCAAGTGCGACGGCAGCTGTGGCGGCTCGATGCGTAAACGCGGCGACGCGGCCCTCACCCCCCACGAATACCTGGACGCCTGCGACCTGGGCATCCAAGACCGCAGCCGCTCCTACATCCGAGCCCGGCTGGACGCCGCCGAGCGCCTCGACCTCAAGTGTGGCAAAGGCTCCATCTCCAAAGGCGAAAAGTGCAGCAAGGGTGCGGCGACCGCCGCTGAAAACGCCCCTATATCTATTAGGAAAGGATTGAAAGTTGGTGCTAAGATCGGTGGCGGCCTAGGTGCAGTCCAAGGCGCAATGCTTGGAGGTGCGCTTGGCGGAGGCCCCGGCGGAGCATTGGCCGGCGCGGCTATTGGTGCAGCAAGCGGTGCCTTACAGGGAGCTGTTATTGGGGGTGGTGTTCAAGTAGCCCGTAAAGCAGGCGCTGCTTATGGCAGAAGCCGCGAGCGTAATCGCAACGTTCAAGCTGGTATCGCTAAGTTAAACCCTAAGTTCAAAAAGCAATACGCAACGGCTAAAGCTAAGGGGGCCTCAAGACAAGAGCTGACACAGCTCTCGATCAAGCAAGCGGGCGAGATCGATAAGCTCATGAACAAGCGTCGCGACTCCCCCTACGCCGCTGGCTTCCCCCTCGACAGCGCCGCCCTGGCGATCTGAACCATGGCCCTCACCCCCGCTACTCTCCGCACCGACCTCAAATGCGGGGCAGGCTCCATATCCGAGGGCGAAAAGTGCACTAAAGGCGCCGCTACCAAACGCGCCCCCAGCGCAGGCAAGACCGAGCGGTTTCTTAAAAAGGCAGGGACTATCGGTGCACTCGGAAGTCTCGGCTACACCGCAGTCTCCCTGGCTAGAGGCAAGTCGGGCCAGGCACTGGGCGGACTATCCGCTTTTATGGCTTCATCGTCTGCGTACAGCGCAGGCGAAGCCATGGGCTACGAACGCAAGGGCCAAAAAGGTAAAGCCAGACTTGCGCGTGCCCAGGCCGGTGTTGCAGCTGGCTACGGGCTCGGAATCGCAGGTTTGGGGGTATTTCAGGCCAAGCTAAACAAATTTAACAAAGAGGCTGATGACTTTTCAGCTCGGGTTAAAGAGCGCGCCGGTCCTTATGCCTACGGCACCGGGCAGAGGCCCCCAGGTGCGAGTGGCACGGGTGGCGCAGGCGCCCAAGGCGGCGCCCGTCGCCCTCCCCGCCGCGGCTACCAAGGCGACCCCTTCCGCGAGCTCGGTGTTTCCTCCTCAGCGTCTGCGGCAGACCTGAAGAAGGCCTGGAAAGCCAAGATGATGCAGCACCACCCCGACCGCGGCGGCGACCCCGAGACCGCCAAGAAGATCAACGAGGCCTACCAGGCCATCCTGCGCTCCAAAGGCATCAAGGACTCCATCTACGCCGATGGCTTCGACATCGACTGGGACTCCATCGCGCTGTAAACCATGACCCTGAGCCCCGCTACTCTCCGCACCGACGCCTTCATCGGCAACAAAAAGCTCAATTGCGGCCCGAGCTCCAAGCCTTGTGGCAATGCCTGTATCCCTAAAGACCACAAGTGCCGAGCTTCGTGGAACAAACCCGTCAAGGTTGCCGCTGGAGCGGCTGCTCTGACTGGTGCCGCCATCGTCGGAACCGCCTTTCTCCATCCACGGTCGGGCATGCGGGCGGCTG